AGATTACCATGTTTGTTGTATGCAGGAACTTGCCAAACATTACCAGGAAAGCTACAAAACGTGATTCTTTGAGATTCATCGTGATTAATAAAACCCTTTCCCCAGTTTTCTGCTACACAGTATTGATATGTTTTTGCCATTTATTTTTCTCCTTATTAATCTGTTAATACTTTAGTTGCGATAGAACTTCCATTCCATTCTTCAGTTGTTGCTACTACAGGAGGGGTTTGACCACCAAATGTTATAGCTGCTGTAGTTGTACCTACACCTCCATGATTTGATCTGGCAGTACTTAAATCTGCAACTTCTACCCAATTAGCTCCATTCCAGTCTTCTGTTTGAGCATTCAAGCCATCTCCACCAAAAGCTAGAGCAGCAGAAACTGTTCCTGCTCCTGCATTAGAAATACCTGATCTAGCAGTATTCAAGTCATTTACCTCTGACCAAGCACTACCATTCCATAATTCTGTATTAGCTACATTAGCACTTCCTGGATAAGAATAACCTCCCCATGCTAAAGCAGAAGTTGCTATTCCACCTGCACCATGACCTATTCTTGCTGTGTTACCATCACCGACTTCTGTCCACGAAGTTCCATTCCATTGTTCAGTTTTATTTGTTCCGTTTGGAGCACGATCAAATCCAAAAATACACAATGCACTTGTATTATCTGCCCCTACACCAGCATGGCTTGCTCTTTTTGTATTTAAATCTGCTGCTTCTGCCCATGATGTTCCATTCCAACTTTCATTAAAAGTTATCTCTGCATCAGGTGGAGTTCCACCAGAAGGTTGACCTCCAAAAGCTAAAGCTGATGTATATGTTCCTGCATTACCTGGTCTAATTCTTGCAGTATTTAAATCTGCTACCTCTGTCCAAGTTGTTCCGTTATATTTTTCTGTTAAAGCTAGTTGAGCATTTCCAGGATCTTCTCCTCCAAATGCTAAAGTTGCTGTCTGAGTTCCCGCTGCACCAGCTTGTCTCCTACCACTATTTAAATCACCACCAGTAGACCATGCTCCAATCGATGCACCCTCACCTGTCCATTCTTCTGTCTCTCCTCTAGTTTGAGGTGATAATGATGGGGCTTCTCCACCAGATGCAAGTGCTGAAGTTGCAGACCCTGCACCTGCTAATTCATTTCTTGCTGTGCTTAAATTAGCTTGTTCTGACCAACTTGTTCCATTCCATAATTCTGTATATCCACTACTATAAATTAAAGCAGATGTTACAGTACCAGCTGCTCCTGGCGATGCACCTCTTCCTTGATTTAAATCTGCTACTTCTGTCCAAGCTGTATCATTCCAAAGTTCAGTAAATGCAAGTGATCCCCCATCACCATGCGGGTTTGATCCTCCAGCGGCAATAGCAGAAGTATTATCTGCACCAGCACCTGCTAAAGCATATCTTCCTGTATTTAAATCTGCAACTTCTGTCCAACTAGTTCCATTCCATTTTTCTGAAACTGTAACTCCATATGGGTTTCCTGGTGTATAACCACCAAATGATATAGCATTTGTATTACTAGAACCTGTTCCTCCTACAATATATCTTACAGTATTTAAATCTGCAAGTTCAGTCCAAGTACTTCCATTCCAAGATTCTGTTGCTCCTGTTTCTGGTGGAGTTGCTCCACAAAAAGCTACTGCTGATGTGTAAGTACCACCACCTCTTATACCATGTCTTGCAGTATTTATATCTGCAACTTCTGTCCAACTAGTTCCATCATAAGATTCTACATTTGTCACTTGAGTATTTGTATAACCACCAAAATTTAAAGATGCTGTTTGAGTTCCTACTCCATCGAAGAACATTCTAGCAGTATTTAAAGAGTTACCAGTTCTCCAAGAACCAGCTGTGGTTATATTTGGATGTCTATATTTAAAATGTTCATTTGTGCTATCATAAAAAAGTTCACCAGTTTTTGCACCAGTTAAATCTCCAGCGTTACCACGAACTGTGGTTCCAACGATATCTTTATATTCAGCCATTATTTACTCTTCAGCAACCAACCTTGAGTAGAGTCTGTAAATACCAAAGTGTTAGCTGCTCTTTCTACTGCTATAGTTAAATCTTCTGTAGCTCCGTGTATTTTAGAACTGTTTCTACCAATCGTTAGATTGTTAGTATCAAATGTTCCTGCGTAATCTACAAATGAAACCTCATCACCAATTGATGGTGAAGCTGGAAGTGTTAAAGTAAATGCACCACCAGTTGTATTACAAAATACACCTTGACCAGCTGCTGCTGTAAAGTTTGATGTTTTAACTGCTTGCCACGATGTACCACCACCAATATATGTTTTGATATCAGTCATCGCAACTTGAACCATTGTACCATTGTCATTTAGTACAACTCTGTCCGCATCTGCAACTGTTGTTGAAGTAGCTGTTGTTCCACCATCAACTATATTTAGTTCTGCTGCTGTAGAATCTACAGCTGCTAATTTTGTTAAGTCTGCTTGTACTAATCCAGAAACACCATCTAATAAATTAAGTTCTGCTGCTGTAGATGTAACTGCCGTTGAGTTAAGAACTAGTTTACCATCACCTATAACAACTTGATCATTAAATGTTGCTTTACCAGCTTCACTACCATCAAGTGTAAGCATAGTAATATCAGAACTATTATCAGTTCCTTTAAATATAATATCAGAGTCATTTGCAGCTGCATCAATTGTAATGTTACCAGATGAAGTTGTAATATTAACTGCTGCATCACCTGCTGTTAAATCATCTGCTGCTGAAGATACTCCACTTGTAAAATATGTTTTAAATGTTGCAGCACTAGTAACTTTCATAGTACCACCATCATTGTGAATTATACCATCACCATCTGCAATTGCTGTAGTTCCTATTGAAGAACCACCATCAATTAAATTTAATTCAGTTGTAGTTGCCGTTACACCATCTAATAAATTTAACTCTGTAGCTGTTGAAGTTACTGCTACATCTTCATTAATTTTAGGAGATGTTAAAGTTTTATTTGTAAAAGTTTGTGTAGCTGCTATACCAGCAATTGTGTCTGTAGTTGCAGGTAAAGTTAATGTTACATTACCAGAAAATGCTGAGTGTGCAGGTGCTTGAACAGCTGCATAATGAGCATTACTTGACTCACAATATAATCTTAATGCAGATTGTGATCCACCATTTTTAAGATCAATAACACCAGTTTGAATATCTACATTACCATCAATTCTTACAACACCAGTTCCATTAGGTGTTAAAGCAATATTACCATTTGATGTTGATACTAACTCGTTACTATTAACATCTAAATCACCACCTAATTGTGGAGTAGTATCTTCAACTAAATTTGATATTGCACCTGATGTAGCAAGTCCTGCTACAACTGCTGATCTTGCAATTTTTTTAAGTCCACCACCTGAAGTATCAACTGCTAAAAATACATCATCATTAGCAACTGTAGATATTTCTGATAATGAACCTACTGCTATTGAATTAAAGTTTGTACCATCTGCAATTAATAAATTACCTGCAGTATTAGTGCCCATAATAATATCATCGCCAGTTACTGTAAGATCTCCACCAACAACTACATCACTATTAAATGTTGCTTTACCTGCAGCACTACCATCTATAGTTAAAAAAGTTGTATCTGCTCCACCATCAGTACCTTTTAAAATAATATCTGTATCACTACCTTGTGCATCAATTGTAATATTACCAGCAGATGTCGCAATATTAACTGCGGCATCTCCAGTGCTTAAATCATCATATGCAGTAGATATACCTTCTTGAAAATAAGTTTTAAATGTAGCAGCACTTGTAACTCGCATTGTGCCACCATCATTATGTATAATACCATCTCCGTCAACAACTGCTGTAGTTCCAACAGTAGCTCCACCATCTATCAAATTAATTTCTGCACCAGTTGCAGTAATACTAGTACCACCTAAACTCATAGCATCAGCTACTAAGCTGTCTATATTTGCAGTACCATCTAAGTGTAAATCTTTAAACTCAAGAGAGGAAGTTCCTAAGTCTATATCATTATCTGTTACAGGTACAATAGCACCATCTTGTATTTTAATTTGCTCAACAGCAGAAGATGATACTTCTACATAAAATTCTAAATGATTATTAGAGGTATCAACTAATATTTTGTTATTTGAATCTGCATCTCTAAGTGTACTAATAGGGCCACCCTCACCAGCTGTGCCATCATGTGAGTGTCCTGTTGTTGCATGAAATGCAGCTAATACCTGGTTAAACTCATCGTTAGAATGAGCTGCTAGTATAGTATCACCTGTTGTGAAACTAGACTGTCGTGCCGAATAGCCTGCCATTATCTTCTTCCTCCTGGGGTAAATTCTAATTGAAATCCTTTAACTGAAAATGAGTCTGCACTATTTTGATCATCTATTTGTAATGCCACTGCAAATCCAGATCCTTCTACTGTTTGTCTTACTAATGGAACACCTGATGCATCATACAATGAACTACCATAAACTGCAGCTCCATATTGCCCAGCACCACCTACAGTTGGTAGTGCAATCTTATCTGGTTGTGGGCTGTTCTGGTCATCGTAATTATATCTAAGAGCTAGGTTTGCATCAATAGATGTACCTTCACCTTCATAGTTTAAATTAACTCTTTGCATATATTTTCTAACACCTGGATCTCCCATTACCATATCGGGTGATCTGTACACTGCTTGAATAGTAGTTGTAGTTGCACCTGTAGCAAAAGTATTTCCTGTTTCCATTTTATAGATGAATCCATCATAACCACCAAATACTTGTGTTTCAACATTACTTATAAAATCTGAATCTGTGCAAGCAGGTTTAATACCCACCATATCTGCATATTCAAATCCTATAGCACCTGTATTAGGGTTATTTTTTAATACACCTATAATTCCTTTAGCTGATAGTTGTCCTCCACCATCAGTTGGGTAGAATAATCTATATTGTGATTTATCTCTAATAACTAGAGATGTTATTCTATCTAATCCTATATCATCAATTCTTGATTGTATTTGTCTTGAAATAGATCCAAGCTCAACGTCACCAATTCTAGCAGTACCAGCAATAGTTCTTAAACCATCTGGTGCTAAGAATATAACATCACCACCAATCTCTTGAATACTACCACCATCTCTGCATCCAATATTTCTAGTAACTTCTTGTACTGCAAAATTACTTGATGATGTTCCTGTTAATTTATAAATTCTATCTTCGCAAAATACTATTAGCTCATTCCTAAATACTTTTAATCCAACAACAGTAGAGTCAACTTTAAATGACCCTGCTCCACTAGCTGATGTAAAATTATCTTCTTCAAAAGGTACACTAAATATAATCTCTTGTGAGTTAGTTGCACCAGCATAAAACATATGATTTTGAAATGCTTTTACAAATTTAGGATTACTAGGTGCTGTTCCACCTCCTGTTGCATTTACTACATCAACTGCAAAACTAGAATTAATTATATTTTGTGAAGATAGAATATATAAATTAACAGGAACATCATCTAGTAATTTTGCAGTACAAGAAGTTACAAGAAATATTGGATGTAGAGATGGTGGAAGTATTCAAGAGATTGGTGGTGATGTTATATTTTTAGCACCAGATGGATTAAGAACTATTGCTGGTACAGCTAGAATTGGTGACGTTGAACTAGGATCTATTTCTAGACAGATACAGTCTAGAATTGATGATATAAAATTAGATAGAATAACATCATTAGTTATTAGAGATAAATCTCAATATAGATTATTTTATCCAGTAGATGCTACAGGACAATTATCTTCTAAAGGAATTATAGGTGTATTAAAAAATAACCCCAATACAGGATCTATTGGATTTGAATATGCAGACATAGTTGGTATAAAACCATCTTGTACAGATTCAGATTTTATTAGTAATGTAGAAACACAAGTATTTGGTGGCTATGATGGATTTATCTATAAAATGGAAACAGGAAATACTT